GTCGTGACACTAAGCAGCTCTTCCGCATCGTTGCTCGCTACTTTGACTCTGGCGATGTGATCCGTAACAATGACGCTCAGGTTCGTCTAGTAGAACAACAGTTGCAGGGGATTGAGGATGAACTTAAGGAAGCTGAACTTAAACAAAAAACTACACCAACTTCGCCAACTCCATCTGAGGGCCCACCACCAGTGGAAAGTGCTACGGATATCCCTGCGCTTATGGCTAGAAAGAGCGCGGCGGAGAAGCGAATACATTCGCTGGGCGCTGCTAGTGATAACCATATTATTCGGATTATCCCTGAACGTTATTTCACTAAGTACACATTTATCCCGTCTCCGGATGGCAGCTTTTACGACTACGGACTTGGTGCACTCCTTGGACCTTCCAATGCCGCCGTCAACACTACCCTGAACCAACTCATTGACGCAGGTACAATGTCCAATCTTGGGGGAGGCTTCTTGGGGCGTGGCGTGAAGATGAAAGGGGGGACGAGTGCTTTTGCCCCAGGTGAATGGAAGCCAGTTGATTCTACCGGAGCTGACCTAAAGAACAACATCGTACCACTGCCGGCGAAAGAGCCTTCCACAGTGTTATTTCAGCTCCTCGGACTACTGATCTCCTATGCAGAGAAGATTAGCGGCTCAACTGACATCATGACAGGTGTTAGCCCCGGCCAGAATACTCCAGCTGAGACCAGTCGGAACACAATTGAGCAAGGGATGATGCTGTTCAGTGGGATCTACACTCGTATGTATAGGGCTTTTCGTGACGAAATCCGCTCTATGTATCGACTGAACCGACTATACTTTCACCAGTCCCCTCTCTTCACCCTGCTGACCTCCAGTGAAGCCGCAATCGTTGCCCCTGATGACTATGATAACCAGAACTTCCTAGTGTTGCCGGCTGCTTCTCCTGAAGCAATCTCTGCCACACAGCGGCGGGCGAAGGCACAGAACACCCTCCAGCTTGCGATGGCAAGTCCTGGGATGAATGTGTATTTGGCGAAGAAGAAATTTCTGGAAGCTTGGGAAGAAGAGGACATTGATCGACTGCTCCCTGACCCAGAAGGTAAGAATGCACTACCACCTCCACCGAACCTGAAAATGCTGGAGTTGCAGCAGAAGCAGAAAGAGCATGAGACTGGTGTCCAGTTGCAAATCATTGAGCTGAAACAGACCGCTCTGGTGAACCAAGCTAGAATTATGGAGTGGGAAGCTAAAGCGAAGAAAGAATTGGCTGAAGCCGAAGGCGTGCAAACTGGGCATGATATTGCTATGCTGAATGCTCAGATAGGCGCTGCTAAAGCAGAGCAAGAAGGTGTGTTGAAGTCCCTGGAATTACTCCAAAAAGCACACGCCCATGTAGGGCAGATGGAATTGGAACACAAGAAGATTGGAGTGAGTCATGGCGGTAACGATACAGGATCGGGCGGAATGGTCGCAGCACCCAGTGACGATGGAGCTGGTGGGGTTTCTGAAGGAGAGTAAGCAGCAGACAATGGAAGCCTGGGCAAATGAGCATTATGTTGGGGCAACTCAGGAACAGACAGCAGCCCAAAATGCAAAAGCACTTGGCGGGATTGACCTGCTAAATAAGGTGTTGGAGTTGCTGGCCAGCTACCAACCAGAAGAATTAAGTGGAACTGTTGAAGGAGGAGCGCATCATGACACAGCTAGTTACTGAAAACCTTAAAGGGTGTTATGGATGGCGTGGCGCTAAAGGAGTTTCACCTACAAACCAGAGTGGTTTTCGCGCTACTGGCCATCGTGTGCTGTTGCTCTGCGATGCTGTGGAGGAAATCACCGCCAGTGGCATCGTTCTCCCGTCGAAAGCAGTGGATGCAGAGAAGAATAAGTCAGTTTGGGCGACTGTGGTAGAGATTGGGCCGGATGCTTGGAGTGACAAGTGTGCCGATTTCTGCGGAGTAGGCGATCGCGTGCTGGTGGGGCTGTACACAGGGATCTTCCGCGATGGGCCGCATGACGGGAAGCAGTATCGATTCGTAAATGACTTGGATATTATTAGTTACTTGGTTCCGCCGGCAGGTAGCGGAGAGTAACTCGGCGCAATTACTCCGTCGTAATTCGTCGGAGAAACTCATAACACAAAAGGAAACTGAACCATGCCACAAGATCACATCATAGGAGAAGGGGGAGTAGCTGGTGGAACCTCCGCACGATCCCAGACAGATATCAATGAAGAACTCGCTCGACTCGACCTGATTAATTCAGAGCTTCGGACTGAAGACGACGACATTCACGCAGACCTTCCGCGTGGGACTAAACCTGCCCCACCAGCCCCGAGCGCAGAGCAAGCTGCTGAAGAACTCGCCAGTCGCAAGGGTTGGGTATCAAAAGCAACCTGGATTGCAAAAGGAAAGCCGGCATCCCAGTGGACTGATGCGGTCACATTTAATAAACGCGGGGACGCCTTTGTCACCAATCTCCAAGCTGAACTCGCCGCAGTCAAGGCAAAGTTAGAGCGATTTGAAGGCACTGCTGCGGAGTTTGAGAAGTTTCAGAAAACTCAAGCAGTAAAACAAGACTCTGATTCCCAGGCCGCTTTACGTCAGCTGCGTCTACAGCACAAAGAAGCCATTCGCAACGGGGAAGATGATGAAGCTCTGGAGCTGGAAGATCAGATTGATGCACTCAAAGCCAGCACCAAAGCAGCAGTAGCTGAGATCAAAGCAGCTTCCGCACCCCCTCCCGCACCCCAAGACAGCCTATTGCTGGACGAGTGGATTGAGGATGGGAATAGCTGGTTCAAGGAAAATGACAAGCTCCGCACATACGCAGTGGCATTGGGGGATAAGCTGATCCAAGGCGGGGAAACCTTGCGCGGTCGAAAATTCCTGGATATGATTGCGGAGAAGATGCGGGAAGAATTCCCTCGTAGCTTCCGTACCACAGCAGCACCAGCCGCATCTGGCCGTGTCTCTGGTGGTGGGAATGGTGGAGCTGGTAGTAGTGGCGCTGTCAGCATCAATGGCCGAACAGCCAGAGATCTTCCAGCTTCTGATCGCGCTCTCATGCGGCAGTTCATTGAGGACGGCCTGTATACGGAAGAAACCTTTCTGAAGTCCTACTTTACTCGAAATTAACCCACAGGTCTGCCCTTTCTTTAAAAATCAAATGGAGTCACTATGTCACATGAACCAAACCAGTCCGCTGGTACACAAGTAATCCAAGAATCTGCTGAAGACTCAGCCCGTTTAGACTTTGCGGCTGCTCGTGGGAAAGCCCATGTTGCTGCTAAAGCCACTCGCGCACAGAACCAACGTCCTGAGGATGCTCGGGAACGTCAGTCAGATTTTGGTGGGTTACGGTTGAAGATGCACGTAATGGGTACGATTGAAGGTTATCACCTCTACTGGGAAAATGACCAAGATTCTGCTATCGAGCAGTTACTGATGGAAGGTTTTGAGTTTGTCTCCCCTGAAGAAGTCGCCATGAGTCGTGCCGTTGTTGCTGATAGTGATGTGGCACATCGTGTCAGTCGCTATGTAGGGACAAAAGCGGATAATACCCCACTGCGTGCATACTTAATGAAATGCAAGGAAGAGATATGGGCAGAGCGCGAAGCGCATCGCTATCTACAAGCAGATACTTGGGACAATGCGATACGACAAAGCCAAACAGCCCCTCGTGGTGAAGGTCAGTATGTACCGAAACGTGTGAATAATTCCTTAAACACACATGCACGTATTGACTTAGCAGCGGGAAATTAATTCAAACTGTTTCTGACCCACTTTAAGGAATATTCCAGATGGCAAATATCATTGCACCTAGGGGCTTTGTCCCCTCCCGCTACCGAGCAGGTAATGCTTGGACAGGTGGCACAAATTTATACGTTGTCCAGGCTGCTGAGCCCAATCAAATCAACGTTGGGGATGCTGTTAAGTCCTCCGCCAATGGCGATGCGAATGGCATTCCAGCAGTAACCAAGATCACCAATGGCACTGATACTATCCGTGGTGTTGTAGTTGGTGTGTTGGTGGCCGGCCCTAACCTCCCAAGTCTCGTTGGGGTCAACTTGGATCTGACTATCCAGAATATCCCAGCAACCAAGGCCCATGATTACTACGTATTGGTCGTGGATGATATGGATGTGCTGTACGAGCTTGCAGATGATGGGCTGAATGTATTGACAGCAACAAGTTGCAACAAAAATGCAAGTTTTACTGTAACGAATCCAACTTCACCACAGCAAAACTCGGCCACGGTATTGAATACAGCGTCAGTTGCGACGACTTCTACATTGAACTTGCGCTTGCAAGGTCTAGTGCAAAAGCCTAACAATGCCTATGGTGTGAATGCTGCATGGCTTGTCATGATTAATCAGCACGAACTGATGGGTAACACAGCTGGCGTTTAATCTGTGCAACTGATAACTAATTAAGGAGTAGTATATGTCAAGTATCATCAACACAGGCTCGTATCCCAAGGGACTTTGGGAAGGTGTAAAAGCCTGGTGGGATTCTGCGGCAGCTTCCGCGCCGCAGTTCGCTCCATTGATGTTCCGTAAGGAAACGTCCAAAAAGAACTATGAAGAATACGTGCAGTCCATCGGTTTGGGCTTAGCTACTGTTAAGACCGAAGGCCAACCAATCACGTATGATGGTATGCAACAAGGTTTTATCACACGTGGTACGAATATCGCCTATGGCTTGGGAATCATCACCACTCACGAAGAGTTGATGGATAACTTGTATGTGAAGCTCACAAAGAATCGCACCAACAAGTTACGCCGAGCCTTTGCGGAAACAAAAAACATCAATGCGACCAATGTCTTCAATCGCGCCTTCAACTCCAGCTACTTAGGCGGTGACGGTGTGAGTTTGCTGAACGCGGCGCACCCAAACTTCACTGCAGGTACATGGCAGAACAAGTTTGCGGTTGATGCAGCATTATCCCAAGCAGCTATCGAGGACATGCTGATCCTGATGATGCAAGCCAAGGATGATCGTGGTTACATCGAACCACTGATGGGGGATAAGTTGATTGTTCACCCTAATAACTACTTCAATGCAGAGCGGATCCTGAAAACATCGAAGAACGTTGGCACAAACCTGAATGACATCAATCCGATCAATCAGCAAGGATTGCTCACTGGTGGTATCGTCAGCAATCCTTACCTGACAGCGACTGGCCCTTGGTTCATCACTACCAACTGCGAAGATGGTATGATCTGGCAAGAGCGTGAAGCATTGGATATCTGGGAGGATAATGATGCGGATACACGGAACTTCAAGGTCGGCGCCTATGAGCGTTATTTGTTCCTCTGGGCAAACCCACGTGGTTTGTTTGGTTCGAACACAGCCTAAGTAATTTGGCTGATTGAATGTCCGGCGAGTTACAATCCCGTAACTCGCCGGAGTTACTTCAAAGGAAACTGCTATGCCTTTCAATGGTAAGACTACACGAACCCCAACAGGCTCGACCAATGCTGCCCCGTGGCAGACAATGGCAAACTGTGGGACGCAAGACCCGACTTGGTCTCATGAGTACTTCAATGACTTCAACACCTATCTACCTTCAGACTGGTCTGTCACCTTGGTTGGTGCTGGTACATCCGCCCTAACACCTTTCGATGGCGGCGCTCTGCTGTCCACGACAACTGCGGGTATTGCGGATGCCAACTACTACCAACTCGCAGCTGCTGGTTTCAAGATTGGCAGTACGCTCTCGGGTGTTGGTATTCAGCCAAAAGAAACTTTCTTCAAATACTCAGGTGCTTTGAGTGACGTTATTAATGATGTTTTTTATGCTGGTCTTATTGTAACATCAGCCACACCGCTCACCGCGACTGATGGATTGTATGTCACGAAAAACAGTGGGTCAGCCACACTATTCCTAGTCAGTAAAATTGGCGGAGTCTCCACCACAGTTGCTCTACCAGCTGCATGTATTCCAGTTACTGGTGTGCAATTTGAACTGGGCATTCACGTGGATACTCAGGGCAATGTGGAAGTTTTCTGGAATCCAACCACAGGGGATAATCCCGTGGGTTATGCACAGGCAGTTTTGGGTCAGCCTGTCGGGCGCGTAGCTACTTTGCTACAAACTACTGCTACCTCAGTAGTGACAGCGCAAATCCTGAACCCTTCTTTCGGCCTGCTAAACACTTCGGCTGCTGCACGAACTCTTACAACAGATTACATTGTTGTGGAACGTCACCGATAACCTAAGGAGGCCTTATGGCAAATTCACTGCTCACGCAGATTATCCAAGATGGCCCTCGACATGCCGCTGTGAAGCTCACATCAGTTCAAGATACCAGTGATGTGGCTCAAGTGACTATTGTAGCCCCTGCTAGTTATTTCCCGATCCCTAAAAGCTTTCGGGTGATGCATATTGACTACAGTATCACAGACCAACTCGCTGTACATCTGCTGTGGACAGCTACCACGGACTTGGAAATGGTGCCCCTTGCTGGTAGGGGGCGTATGTCATTTCAGGAGTTTGGGGGGCTGACAGATAATGGTGCAGCTGGTGTGACGGGCGGTATTGACGTGAAAACTACTGGATGGACTTCTGGCACTCAGGTCTTTACTCTCATACTCCGGTTGGAGAAGGTTGGTCCTGATGGCGTTGGTGTCAAGTAACTAAGGAGAACGGAATGGCAACACGTCGAGTTGCTGGGCCCGTGGGGGGTATTGCGAAAGTGCAGTATTCTCCCCGCGTAACCTCAGCATTGCGAAAGATGGGGGAGTTAATGCAGCAGAAAGTGCAGAAACCCACTAAAGGAACTGGCAAAAAAGGACAGTAATGGCAACCAGCGGACTCTATCAGTTTAATATGGTGGGGAATGATTTGATCAGTGCGGCACTGCGCCTCACTGGTCGTTTTGATCCTTATGACACGATACCATCAACAGACATGCTGAATGTGCAGCAAGCTTTGGAAGTGTTGATGAAAGAGCTTGCACTGGAAGGACTGCCATTGTGGAAAGTGACAACTCTGTTAGTGCCTATGGTAGCGGGGCAGGCCACATACAATCTAAGTACAGTATCTAACTCAACTCTCCCACTGCGGGTACTGCAAGCCTTTTTGAGAGATTCTACTGGGAATGATGTAGAACTCACACTGGAGTCACGGTATGATTACAACTTATTAGGGGAAAAGGCTTCCCAAGGAGTTCCGAATCAGTATTACTATGATCCGCAACTTGGGGCTGGCTCTATCACCTTGTATGATGTTCCTGCTGACACAAGTCACACGATGTTTGTCGTTGTGCAGATGCAGGTGATGGATTTGACAAGTGGGCTGAACAATGTGGACTTCCCTCAAGAGGCACTGCGTATGCTCAAATGGTGCTTAGCAGATGAAATCTCGATTGAATATGATACTCCTGCCCCTAAGCGAGCCGAGATTGCTGGGAGAGCACTGATACTTCGGAAAGAGTTCTTCGAAGTGGAGCAGGAGCAAACCAGCGTGTTTTTCACACCATCACAGCGGAGTCGGTGATGCCAACAAGAAAACAACTTCCACTTGTTTGGGGAATTGATACCAGAGACGGTACAATGTCCAAAGATTCCAAGGTAGGGAATATGGTTCTCACGATGACTTCCTCTGGACCGACGCTGCAAAAGCGCCCAGGACTGGATATCTGGTATTCTTATGGACCTGGGCC